TGAGCTTGTCGTGGATATTAAATTTTTTGCTGCCTGTATTTTGATGGGAAGATTTCTTCATCTCATTGGCTCCGTTGTTTGCCGATGGATGAAATATACCTATAGGTAACATTGCAAATCAATACCTACGGGTAATAAAAAGCGATTTATTTTCTAATTATATGATTGTTATAGATTTTTATTTCTTTATCTGTTTGGCTTGTGATTTCAGGGATAAAAAAACCCGGATGAACCGGGTTTGAGGTGTAGGATCATAGGCTTCTAAACGAGGCGCATTTTCGTTTCTATAGCAACCCCTATAATGCGGCAATTACCATTGATAGGCACCACAGGCCACTGTGGGTTCAAACCTTTCAGATAGGATTTTCCACCGTCGAGCACAAATTTTTTAAAGGTTGCCTCATTGGAGTCGTAAAGCTTAGCTATAACTAGACTCCCGTTGATTGGTTCCCTGCCTGTGTCAAAAAGAACATACGTACCTTCTGGTATGCTAAGGCCTGTTGGTGAAGTCATTGAGTCACCCTCAATCTTCAGCCAAAATGCGTCACCTTGTACATGAGCATCAGATTCAAGCCACATGTCTATATCTTTTAAGCTATAGGCTTCCACAGCTTCACACCATGCGCCGGCCTGAACATTACTAATAACAGGATAAGATCTGCTGGGTTTGTATGGACCTGCGTAGCTAACATTTGCATTTTCTAGGCCTATTTCATCCATCCATCCCCTTGGCAAATTAAAGGCCTTCTCAATAACTTCTATCATCCCGTCAGCGATTCGTTTTTTGCCTGCCTTACCTTCTGGCCACAGCATTCGCGATACGTAGGAAGGCTCTCGCTCCAGTTTCCTGGCGAGTTCTGATGCGTTGCCATTGCAGTATTCATCCCGCAACTGGATGAGCCTTAAGCGGCGTTTCTCGTATTTGTCCATAGCTTTCATTCTATCAGTTGTTACCTGTTGGTAAATTACCTGTGGGTATTGATTATTGTATTACCTGTGGGTAATATCAATCCTGTTGATTTATCCAGAGGCATCATATGGAAACGTTAAAGAGATACATGGCTAGCCTTTCACCAAAACAGAAAAAGGCATTCGCGGAAAGTTGCGGGACAACAATCAACTATTTGCGCAAGGTTATGAGCACCGGCTCAGTGATTGGTCCTGAAATTTGCGTACAAATTGAGATACAAAGCGGAGGAGTTGTAAGCCGTCAGTCACTCAACCCTGAAAACTGGCAACGCATCTGGCCAGAACTGAAGGGTACAGAGTCCACCACTGAGAATAATGAGGTGTGAAATGTCGCACCCAATCACTACCGAAAACCAAATTAAGCCATTGGATATCGATTATCGCGATCCGCGCGGTGTGATTGTGCATGTCACCGGCTGGAATCGGGATAAGCAGCAGGTGTATTTCACCAGGCAGAATTATCCGCATGAATGCATGCAGCCTGTCTGGAAGTTCCAACAATATTTTACAAAGGTCTCGGAGGCGCAAAATGCGTGATTACGGAAAGGTGTCTCCTCACTTCTGGATTGGCAGAACAGGCAAAGAGCTGCGTCAGGCTGGGCCAGAGTCTCAGCTTGTGGCGTTGTACCTGCTTACCAGTCCGCACGCCAATATGATCGGTCTTTATTACATGCCCCTTGCGTTCCTGTCTCATGAGACTGGATTAACCATGGAAGGGGCTAAGAAGGGGCTTAATAGCGCCATTAAAGCCGGGTTTTGTAAGTACGACGAGCATTCAGAGATGGTGTGGGTCATCGAAATGGCAACGCATCAAATCGGCGAGGCACTGAAACCCGGAGACAAGCGCTGTACTGGAGTACAGAACGAATACAACAAAGTATCGGATAACCTATTTCTTTCAGAGTTTTACGAGAAATATTCGAAGCAGTTCAATATGACCTGTCCCCGTAGTAGTGAGCTCCAGATCCCGGAAGTAAATGAAGGGGCTTCAAAGGGGCTTGCAAGCCAAGAGCAGGAACAGGAGCAGGAGAAAGAACAAGATCAAACTAATTTGTCCGATTCGAATCGGACTGATGGCGATAAACCTGACGAGTCGAAAGGGAAACCTTCACAGGAAAAACCTGATTCAGAATCAGATGATGCTGAAGGCCAAGATCCAGTCGATGTCGCTTTCGAAAATATTTTTTGGGGGGCAGGTCTGAGAAAGGATGCCAAGGTCAAGGCTAAGTCAGCGTTCAGGACCAAATATCGCGACTGGAAAAAAGCGAACCGAGGTACGCCTGAGAACTTCGCCGTTATGCTGGCTGAAGATATCAGCCTCCGGGTGAAAACACAGCAAATGGGGTTCGACAAACTCCTGCCAGCGTCATACCTGAACGGAGAGCGCTGGAACGATGAAAAACCAAATGGAGCTCCTCAGATATCCGCAAGCGCAAACGCCATCGGTGGGACAGGTGCTTCCTGGTTCGCAAAACCAAGTGACGGTTCGGCTGAGGTATTTATCAGCCAGGCAGCCATTGACCGCATGAAGCGCGGAGCTAACCGCCCATGAAAAGAATCCTCAAACGTCTACTGGTTGCTGGCTATAACCGCGGCTTTTTGCGTGAGGAATTCGTGACTATGTGCTTTATAAAATTCGATTTACGGAGTGTGTGATGACCCCTGCTGAGTTATCTGAAAAATTGTGGGACAACGCCGAAAGAGTTGCGAAATACCTGCTTCCACGAGGACACCTCGAGGGCAAGGAGTGGTGCGCTGGTAATACCAATGGTGATGCCGGTAAGAGCCTGAAAATTAATCTCGGTGGTAAGAAGACTTGGGCAGATTTTGCAAGCGGCGACAGCGGAGACCTGCTTGATCTTTGGGTGCTGGTGCGTAACTGCCAGCTGCACGACGCTATGCGGGAAGCGAAAGAGTTTCTTGGGCTGAAGGACGACGATAACCACTTCGAGGCGAAGAAAAAAACCTTCTCACGGCCAACCAAAAAAGGCGTTAAAAAGGCGAGCCATTGCTACGACTACCTCTCTTCCCGTGGCATCACCCGAGAGACAGCTGATCAATTCCGTGTTTCGGACGCAGTCGTCTGGTACCACGATGAAAACCGCGAAATTCCGGCAGTGGCGTTTCCGTATCTTCGCAACGGTGAGCTTTTGCAGGTAAAGCGAATCGGCACTGAACGACCAAATGGCAAAAAGTTGATCATGGCTGAAGCTGATTGCGAGCCATGTCTGTTTGGCTGGCAGGCTATGGACGCGAAAGCTCGCGCTGTTGTGCTTTGCGAAGGAGAGATTGACTGTATGACCTACTCGCAATTCGGTATCAGTGCTCTATCGGTACCGTTCGGCGGTGGAAAAGGGGCCAAACAGCAATGGATCGAATACGAGTATCACAACCTCGACCGATTCGAAGAAATTTGGTTAAGCCTCGATAACGATGATGTAGGGCGCGAAGCCGCAAAAGAAATTGCTCGTCGTCTAGGGGAGCATCGTTGCCGCCTGGTAGAGCTGCCGCACAAAGATATCAATGAATGCCTGACCTCCGGGATGAGCGAGGATGAAATCTGGCACTACTTGGGGACCGCTAAATTCTTTGACCCTGATGAACTCTGCTCTGCGGGTGATCTCCTTCAGGAAACACTGGATGCGTTCGAGCATCGAGACGTTGGATTATTTTCCAGCCCGTGGGATTCGCTGAACAGTAATTTCAAATTCCGCGCCGGCGAGCTGACGCTGGTTAACGGAGTAAACGGCCACGGAAAAACCGAGCTGGTGGGACATATCGCCGTCAATGCCATGAGCCAGGGAGTCCGGGTATGCATTGCCTCGCTGGAGCTTAAGCCTGGGAAAATGTTGGCTCGTCTTACCCGGCAAACCATTTGTAGAAAAAACCCAGAACGTACTGAAATCATCATGACTAACGAGTGGTTTTCTGATCGTCTTTGGGTGTTCAAACTCACCGGAACAGCCAAGGCCGATCGCCTGCTGGAAATATTTGCCTATGCCAGACGCCGCTATGGAATCGATCTTTTCGTTATCGACAACTTGGCAAAATGTGGACTCGATGAAGAGGACTACGGTGGACAAAAAGAATTTATCGATACCCTCTGCGACTTTAAAAACGAGCACAACTGCCATGTTCTGCTGGTAACGCATGCCAGAAAAACAAACGAAGCTGCACCAACAGGGAAAATGGATGTTAAAGGCACTGGCGCTTTAACTGACATGCCCGACAACGTTATGGCCGTCTGGCGTAATATCCCGCGCGAACTGGCGCAGCGCAAAGCTGAAAGAATGGGGTATGAGAGCCTTGATAAGGACGAACAGACTGCTATCCAAATGCCCGCTTCGATGATCCGCCTGTTGAAACAACGTGAAGGGGAAGGCTGGATCGGAGACATAGGGGCTAACTTTGATTCCCGC